ATTAAGTTCATACCCTGAACTTATTCTACCAGCAACTCTCATAATTCCACTAATCCATGGAACATCAATTGTTGCTGTTTTTGGTAGTACAATATTTGTTTTGTTACAGAAAATAGAAAGAGGATCTCCTGCTAAACCACCTATAATTAGTTCAAAAACGTTTTTTCTAATAAAATCTGCACCAATAGGTAGTGGGTGATATAAAGTTCTTTCTGGTGTTATCATTAAAAAATTCACCTCATTGTTTTGTTTAATTGTTTAAAACTGAGAGGGAGAGGTTTCTCTCCCTCTCTTAATTAATTTATATTTGTTACTACACTGCAGATATTAACTCGTCAAAGTTAGCTCCAGTTGATGTTACAATAAATCTGTTTATAATTCTTTCTGTAGTTTTTGTTGGTTTCAACCAAACTTCTGCGACAAGTGTGTTGTTGTCAATGTAGTACGGTGTGTTTGTAGTTTCATCGCAGACAACTCTAAATTCATAGAGTCCTCTTCTACCCTTAATATCTTCAAATACTGGTTTAACTAACTGTTTATACAGCAACCATGTTAACTGATCATGAGGTTCAAAGAGTAAGTATTTTGTTGAAGTTGCAAGAATCTTAGTGATATACAACATAAGTCTCATAACGTTAACACGATCAAGTGCTGAACTCTTTCTCTGTAGTGTTTTTTGTCCAAATACTACAATACCATCTCCAACGAAGTTGCATATTGGATTAACAGCATTTGTTCCTGTTGAATAAAGTAGATCTCTATCATTAACATTTAAAACTCTTTCAGTTTTAAGAACATTGAACAACTTTCCTCTGTTTAAACCTGCTGGAGCAAACCAGACATCAGATCTTGAATCACTGAAAGCATACATACTAACTATTTTTACACTAGGTGGTACCCACTCATTAGATTCAGTGAAGTTGTTAGATACCATAACCCATGGATAGTAAAGAGCTGCAAAACTTGAGTTTAAGGAATTTTCACTTGCCCACTGACCATCGCCGTTGTGCCAGTTAACTACATTCTGAACGGTGTAGTTTTGTGGAGGATCAACTATTGCAAAGCAATCTCCACGTTGAACTTCACACAAACTTATAAGTTTATTGATAACTGTTTTGTTTCCAGGAAAATCAGGACATGCTACTAAGTTAATATCATATGACTCAGCGTTTGCAAACTCATCTAAAGCGTTTACTGCATCACTGTCTGATATGTTATCAGTATCACTAGTACCACCACTCAACACTAACTTTGTGTTAAGTATAGGTGCTGCAGTAGATGTTTCGTCTGAAAGTTCAATTTCTATTAAACTGCTTGCTATCTTAGACATGAAATATTTACTTGAAAGTGGACTGTCAAACTCAAGATCTTTCCAATTTTCTTCCGGTGTATTTGTTGTAGACTGTTCTGAATTCCATACTTTTAAACCATAACCGTTGTACTGATCATTGTAAAATTCTAGAGTAATTCCATTGTAGAAACTTCCATAAGCTAAAGAATTAGCTTCACCAATCTTCTGTAAGTATGTAGCTGTTATTGTTCCACCAATAGCAAGAGTTTGTGTAAAGTTTATACTTATAAGACCGGTATCGTAGTCTATAGTTCCGTTTGCACCGTTTCCTAAAATAAGACCTTCGCCATCATCTGTTAAAATATCTGAACCAATTGTAACAGTTACACTGTTTTTAATAACAGGAGCGTGTGTTAAAGTAGCAGATTTTGTTCCACCAACAGTTTCTTCAGTTGCAGTAAAGATAACATGATTGTACTTAGCTGTGTAAGAAACTTTGATAGTAAAATCATCTTCAGGTGGTGTAACTAGAGCAAACTCTATAGCTTTAGTTGTATAATCTACTGTGTTAGTACAGTCTACTATGTCACCAGTAAAACCACCTTCACCGTTGTCTGTTGCAACTGAAACACCATCAACTAGTATTGACACAGATTCCGGAACAACTACGGCGTTTAAAGAATCAATAAAAGCTTCTGCAACACCATCTGTTCCAATAACACCAAGTGTTTTTACTTTATACAACATGTAAGTGTAGTTTGCGTAAATCTTGTCTGTTACTATTAAGTTATCATCAACTGCAAATGTTAACTCCCACGCACCAGTGATACTGTTGATAGTTCCAACTAAACTTTCACCGTCTGTTAAGTTGTAAACATTTTCTACTGGATCACCGTCTTTTATAAACGTTTTAGTATTTACAGTAATAGAAAAATCATCATCTACAATTATATTAGGATGACTTAGTATACCAGAATACTTGTAGTCTACTTCATTAACTGTTTCTACAGTGTATATTAGAGTATTTACTACATCAACTTCTCTGTAGTTGTATTGAATACTAATCTCATTTGTTGGAACAACGTTGTCTAACGTAAATCTGAAACTTCCTGTATCATAGTCAATGAAGTTAGGATACTCAGCAATATTAGCATTTGTTACTGGAGAAAATACTCCGTTAACACTGTCAACAATTGAGTAAACAACTGTAGAATCATTAGGATCTGCTACTGTTATTTTTATAGTTCCAGGTATTGGTTCATTGTTAAGAGTAGCAGAGTAGATATAAGATTTTCCATCAGCTGCATTAGCTACTACTTCATCTTCTATCTCATATGCTTTTGGAATTTCTACTGAAGCTTTAACAGCATCCGATCCAACTAATCTACTAAACCAAAGCGCGTTTCCTTGCTCTAAGTAACTAACTGCAGCTAAAGCACTGTACTCTCCAGTTCTTGGAACACCAAATGTGTCTAAATACTGTCTAACTTTTGATATATATGTTGGAGTGCTTGGTCCTTTAACTGTTTTTCCTACTAACGCTAGTATAGTTTTTGATAATTTTGCAGCGTAAGTAGAGTAATCAACTGTTTCAAAGTATACTCCAGGGCTTGCATGCATCATACAATAAACACCTCTTTAAAATAATTTCTTTAATTAATTTTATTTTTAACCTTATTCTGCTGTTTCTTCTATTGTTTTAACTAACTCTTCATCATTGTATTGATCAACAACTTCTTCTAAAACGGAGTGTGTTTTAAAATCAGTACTAACAATGTTTGCTTCAAGCGTAAAAGTAACAACTCCATGAAAAATTCTATTTAAATTTGACGCAATCTGAGAATATGATGTTGAATCGTTGTATGAAATGTTAGTAATATAACCATTGTTTGTAATTACGTGTCCATCTGTTTCAAACTGTGTTCGAACATAGTGTTTCTTATACATTTTAAAAATAATTTCTTCAATTATACTGTAGTACATATCTTGAATTAAACTAAAAATGTCAACCTGATAGTTCAAATTGTATGGCATCAATTCCGTTCCAACATAATGTTTTTTACTTGAATCTAGACTAAAAATTCTAGGTCGATGGACATGTCCCTTTACTATCGGTGTTTGAGTGTTTGGTGCAATACTAGATCTTGTAACAGCAATAAAGGGCATAATTGGAACAGTATCTTCATTTACATTCAGTTTAACTCCTTGCCTAGATGCTACAGCAAACATAACTTGTGGTGTTCTTTTTTCTTCACCATCATCTATTTCTAAACTTTGAAAATAATCAACTACTGCTTCATCGTAGTATCTTAAAAATGACATTTAAACCTACTCATTGTTGTTTATTTTTTCACAGTGATTTTCGACTATCTGTATTGCTGCAATTTCTTCTAACAAAATACCTATTGTTTCTACAATCATATTTTCTCTTTTCTTATCAAGATTAATCTTTGAAACATCAACAGTTGATGTTTCTGGTACAAACTTGACCCACTGATTGTAAACATTAAAACACTGTTCTTCTAACATAGAAACTACAATTGACTTACCACTCTTTAAAGTAAAAACCATCTTCATTTTTCTAGACTGCTTCATTGCTTAACAAATCCTCCTCTTTGAGAATAACTTTTAATAAGTTAACATAATTTTTTATTATTTTATCTGAAAGTGTCATATTTTCTGGGTGAATGCTACTTAAAATGTCTGGGTACTGTGCAACTGTTGCTCTGTAATCTGTGTGGAGCATTTTATGTATACAGTGTGTTAGTGGTACGTATGAAATACAATCATTGCTATGTAACTCATTTAAAATTAGACAAATGTAAAAACTGTTGAGAGGTAAATCTTCTAAGTAGAAAAAATTTAATATATATTCTACCCAATCCCAAAGTGTTTTACCGTAGTGATGAACCTCTATCTGTATACCATTGTCATAGTTTGTCATTCCTGTTGCCGCACACTTGTCTCTATCTCTGCTATTTCTCCAGATACTGTATTCTTCACTTCCTCTAAACTGTTTCATAACTTGTTTAATAAAATGTTTATACTCATCTTCATCAAACAAATAGTAAAAAGGTTTATGCATTTTTAACCTACAGTAATAAAAGATTCTGGAAATTTTCTACGATTCTTTAACTCTTCTATAAGTTCTTTTTCAATAGCGTCATTTTCTGAATACAAGCTTCCACCAGTTGTTGATAGAGCTCCAACAGGTAGCGTTACTCCATCATACTTTCTTCTAACTTGTCCAAGTACTTTTCCAACGCTAGCTTGACAAAATCTTACAAGCCAGTTAATTTCAAACTCGTTTAAAGATGAAAGATTAGAATCATGATCAACTGTTATAGCAAACTTAAAAAGTGTAGGCATGTAGGGAATAGGTGAAATTCTTATAGAATTAGGTGGAACTAACTCGGCTCGTGGGTGTGTTCCCCACATTCTTTTAGAAAGATCATAAGCAGCATACATACTAATAAAAGACGTTAAATGATCTAAGTTTCTACTTGAAGCTAAGCTCATTGGTACTCCCAATACTGCTTGAATAGGAAGTCCCAATCCTATCAGATACTCAACTGACACAAAAACATCTAATACTCCGTTAACTTGTTCATACTCACTAACTGTATACTCTCCAATTTGAGGGTATACTGATTTAGTAATCATGTCAAGTTTAGGAGCATAGGTATTTAAATACATCACAGCTCTTTTTACAATATACTTTAAACTTTCATCTTTCAACTCTATCTGAACATGAGGATAACCATAGAAACTGTAGATTCTGTTTTTTAATTCCTGAAAATCATCCGGTTCCATGTTAATGTTAACATCAGTTGTTTTAAACAATACTCCCATTACTAATTATCACCTATTCGTTTACTTCAGCTATTTCACGTGCTAACATTGGTCTTGTTTTCTTTGTTATATCTATACCAAGTTTTACAGCCAAATCAATTAATTCAG